GTCAACGATCGCTTTAACGGCGTAAAATAACCCGCCTGCACCGATTAACACTCCGGCCAGCACCAAAGCGCCCTGCGCTAATTGAGGATTTTTGCCGCTCCAATCGGCTATATTTTGAATAACTACAATGAGTTTATCGATTAATGGTTGAAGCGCTGGCATGAGTTTATCGGCGACCACTACAGCTACTCCTGTAAGCGAGGTTTGAAGTCTTTGCATACTGTCGCCAAATTTATCAGCATTAGCAGCCCCCTCATTGGTGAAAACTACTCCGGCCCGCTGCGCTTCCTCTTTAAATTGTTTTAATCCCTCCACTCCGTTAGAAAAAACAGGCAATAAATCTGTGCCCGAACGACCGAGTATTTCCATGGCAACGCCGGTTCTTGTCGCGGGGTCCTCAATTGAGGCGATAGCCTCCATGATCTTTTCAAACTGTTCATCAGGTGACAGGTCTTTTATATCCTCTATCCGCAACCCCAGCGTCTTAAAGGCATCGTTCGCTGTTTTTAATCCCTTAGATGCGTCATAGATTGTCTTTTGCATCTTCTTAATACCTGTCTCTACCCCAGCCAGAGATGTACCACTCTGTTCCGCAGCATATTTCCACTGCGAAAGCGTTTTAGCATTTAAACCTGTTTTATGCCTCAGATCATCAATCTCTCCACCTAAATCGGCGTACTGTTTAACAGACGCACCTATTCCCGCAGCAATAGCAGTCCCAGCACCTAACGCCAAATCAGCTACGCCCTTAAATTTATTCAGCCCTTTTTCAACGTCTTTTAAGCCTTTACGGAACTCGTCAGTCCGCGCACCAATCACGATAAAGAGCTTTTTCATCTCGTCTGCCATTATCTGACTCCTATTGTCTTGAGTTCGTCAGCCATTTTTATCCCTTAAAGATGTAAAACATTTGAGCATTTCGACCATTTCTACCGGAGTTTGATTTCTTTTTTGTCTTGGTTTAGATGGCATGAAATCAGTAATTTTGTAAGGCTTCCCTTTACCCCTGAATATATTGGCGATTACCGTACAAATCATAGCCGCCCGGGAATCTTCGCGTTCCTGTTTAAGGTTATGCCGCTTGAGCAAAGCATTGAACTCGTCTATTGACAGATTCCAGAATTCATCTTCCGTTAAACCCAGGTCATAGCGAGCTATTGCCCAGACCTCAAGCCATTCAGGGGTATCAGCCCTTAAGCGTTTCGGCAATCTGTTTAATGATCTCCACGGCGTCAACCGTTTTAACTATTTCCTCAACCATCTCATAGGTAAGGTTTTCGTCTTCGTGAATTAACAGTGACCACAATAGAGCTATGAAATCTTCAACCTTGCAGTCATCGACATTGAAGCCTGTGAGCATGGATTTACCGGTCTTCTCCTCAAAGAGCTTCATGCCCGGGAAAGTCCGCAGTAAATGCCGTCCTTTGTCTAATTGAATACTAACCATAAAATCTCCTTTTTAAAATCAAGGGGGGAGACTGAAGCCCCCCCTTGTTAAGATTAAGCAGCTGCTCTTGTGACATAGACGATGTAAACTACCGCAACTTTTCCGGTTTCCGTTGCCGTGATAGTGAATTTGGTTACGGTATTTGCAGCGTCAAGATCAAGTTCGCCAGATTGGTTCCCTGTAGCGACCGTTGTCGTGCTTGAATCGTAACCGTTCAGGATTGTGATAGTATGAGAGGCCGCAGTCGGAGTAAATTTGACATATGTTGAGGCTGTGTTGACAGCTACCGTGTAGATATATGTCCCATTGGCAAAGTTTGGAATGAAGTCCAGGGCGCCGCCGGCATTTTCCTCAATACCTGCTAAGCCGGTTAATCCTCCCGAGGATGTGAGTGCAAGTGTCGGCTCGCCGGTAATTGCGATTTCCGCAACAAACTCAACCGATCCGTCAATGCCAAATCCTGTAATTTCAAAACTGGCAATATACCCTGTGAAGGTAAAAGTAGCCGTGATAGAAGAAGGAAAGGTGATTACGCCTGTGCGCGAGGTCTGATTTCCGCAATCTGTCCGCATAGCGACCTGACCGTTCGTGTCCGAGGAAATGAAATTGCCTTTGATTGTCAAATTCTCGGCTTTTGAGAGTGTTGCAATCTGCTCTCTAAAATTCCCGCTTGAGCTATGAGAGGTTACGTCTTTAAACTCAGTGGAAATTTTTAATCCGCCGACCTCCGTGATTTCTGCAACTGCCTGACTGTTCCATGTAAGACTTACACCGAAGCCCGCTTTAGCTGAAGTTGTCATTTTAAACCTCCTTGAAATAAAAAAGGCGCCTTTCAGCGCCTTGGTTGCCTAATAATTAGTCATAATGTTGAATCATATAATCCACATATAAGATGATTAAACTCTTCTCAGAGTCATAATCATCTGTTTCATCGTCATATAAACTTGATCCGATATAAACGCCTGGGGAGTCCCCGATACTGCCTGTTTTACCCTGTAAAGCGGTCCTTAATTGCTCTGCGATTTGTTTACAGGCATAATACCCGCCGGCGTACTCGGCATAAATAGAAAACTGTATTCTGGTTCGCGCTAAATGCGAATCACCTCCATGGGAATGAGTCCGAATAGACGAAACTGTTGTCATTACCAGATACGGAGCAGTCACATCTTGAGGAGCTGTGCCATAATATAATTTAGAATTACCCAATAAGGCCGTTAAGCCGGCTTGGTCTTCAAGATAAGTTTTCAAAGCGTGTTCTATAAGCATTTATCTATTTGTCCTTTTAATTGATCGATAACTTTTCGGGTAATCCTCTCTTTGTTTGCGTCCCAGGCTGGCCGGATAAATGGTTTAGCGGTGACTGATCCGGTGCCTTTGCCTGTTTTTTGTTGGCGTTCACCTGTCCCAAACTCAATAAACCCGGCATGTGGAGCCTTTTTACGATCCACACCAGCTCCAGCAGCCGCGTTACCCCCTGCATACCTTTTGAGCTTCCTGGCCCGAAGGGACTTTTTAAGATTGCCGGTTGGCCCTTTGGGAGCATTTGATCTCATTACCTTAGCTAAATCTTTTGCGGCATCATAAAGGATAGGTTCTGTTTTGTCCGGATCGAGAGATTTTTCTAATTGCTTTAATTGCGCCTCCAGTTCCGCCATCCCTTCAATCTTAATCAAGTGCCTCCGAATAAGTACCCATTAATTCAACATTCTTTTCATCCGGACTCCACACAGCCACAATGTATAGATATCTATCGCCGAATTTAATCCGCATTGTAGGCTCAATATCTGATCGATGCCTTATAGAAAAATACCCTGAGACCGTTGAATCGTCTTGATGCGCTGAGTAATATACCGCTCCTGACTTCGGGATGATTTTCATCCAAACCGTAGCAAGCGTTGTCCATGTGATCTCATCCTCGCCGATGGCGTTCTCAGCCCTTACCTGATATTGGATAGTCACCCTATGACTTAAAGCGCCAGCTTTCATTTAAAATACCCTCTCCTGCCATAGTAAAGAATCTACGGCAAGCGGAATTGTTGATAACGGTTTATCAGTTGAGGCCTCTCGGTTTTCAAACCAATGACCTATAAGCAAGAGAATAGCTTGTTTAACATTCTGCGGAACATTTTCCGAATACCCATAACCGCAAACATAAGTTACACATATTCCATTAATAGGTCTGAGAGTAGTCGAAGGCCATGACTTCGAATAATTCAAACTAACTCTACCTGGTGAAGATTTGGTATCAACATAGTAATCAGAACTTGACACCGTTGCTTTGGTATCACTGGTATTGTAATAATCTATTGTTACGCTGATCAGTGGAGCCTTTAGTTCAAAATAATTCGGCCACTCATCAAGCCAAAGCTCCCAGGTCTGAGTGACATAAGCTCTGTTTTGAAAATTCTCACAATATTGAGTGGCGGCGATAATTAATGACTGTATATAATCATCCTCATCCGTCCCATCAATCCTTAAATGAGTCTTGACCTCCTCAAATTCAACCGGAAAATCAGCCGGAGCCGTTTTTAATTTATTCATGACGCACTCCTAATTCTGAATTGGTCTTTAGTTTTGCTTGTCTTCGTTCCATTCACAGCAACATACGTCACTGTGTAAACACCGAGTTTCGTAGGCGTATAGTTATAGTGATACGTTCCGGTTGAGTCTTTTGTCATGGCAGTACCATCAACGGCTGTAGCCCCCTCTGAATCGACAATAGTAATCTTCATTGATGTATCGGGATCGGTTAATGTTGAGCCGTTCTTAACTGTGCATGAGCAAACAACGGTTTCGCCACTTTCTAATATAGTCATTATCTAACCTCGATTGTACTTGTAAGTGTTAAATCCCCAGATATGGTACTAACAATTAACAATTATCAAATCCTGAGCAAATGAAACATGATAAATTCTTAATAATGCTTCGTGGATAATCCTCAGAGCCGTTGTAATTATCCCGATAGTAATTGTGGCTGTTCTTATATAAGATAAAACCCTTGAGGCCGTGGTTATTACTCCGGCTATTATTGAGGCTGTTCTCTTATAAGACAGAACCCTTGAGGCTTCTATCTTACTCCCAATCTCCAATAAAGCCTGGCGCGTTACTGCGATTACACGGTTAGCGGTCGCGGTTACGCCTATAACGATATCTGATGGCCGGAAAAAAGAAACCAATCTCGAGGATGTGGTAACTGTACCTATTAAGATTGAGACCAAGCGATTATAAGCCACATACCGAGCGGATGTTATAATATTCCCGATTTCTATTACGGCAGTCCTGATATAAGAGGCCAATTTTGAGGCCGTTGTCAGTATACCAACGTCTATAGAAGAAGATCTGTGATAGTTCACCAGCCCTCTGACCGCCGTAAGTAAATTCCCAATCTCTGACCGCCGTAAGTAAATTCCCAATCTCTATTAAAGAAGACCGGATATAACCGGCTAATTTCGAGGCCGTAAGTAAATTCCCAATCTCTATTGATGCGGATCGAATATAAGCGGCTAATTTCGAAGCCGTTAAGTTAATCCCGCTATAAATAATAGACGCCCTGGTGTAAGCAACATATCGGGCAGCAGTGACCGTATCGCCGATATAAATCGTAGCTGTTCTTACATAGGAAACTAATCTCGAAGCCGTTAATACTGTCCCGATTGTAATATCTGATACCCTGACAAGCGCTAAGGTCCGTGTCGCACTTACAACGACGCCTATTAAAACCGATGACGCCCTTGTTAATGAGGCCAATTTAGAGGCAGATACAGTCACGCCAATTAAAATAGACGATATTTTGGTCGCGGATTGCCCATAAACAGCGGTTATCACACTACCGATATAAATCGCGGCATTCCTGGTATACGTAATATACCGTGTAGCCGTAATCACACTACCGATATAAATCGTGGCCGTTCTTATATAAGAGACTATCCTCGAAGCCGTTACCACTGTCCCGATAATAATAGATGCACTTTTAACTCGGCCAACTGTTCTTGAGGCTGTTACCACTGCTCCGATAATAATAGACGATGCTTTTAATACAGCATGACTTTTTAATGATGAGACCGAAGCACCAATCGCAATAGCAGATTTCCTTGTATAAGCAACTGTACGAGAGGCTGTGACCACAATCCCAGTATAAATTTGAGATAATATTGAAATCATGGCGGTTACTACGCCGCCTATAATAATTGAGGCTGCTCTGGCGTAAGTAACACTTCGTATAGCAGTTATAACATTACCAATCTTTATTGCTGCATTTCGTATAAACCCAACAACTCGGCTAGCTGTTGTTGTTATGCCTACTAAAATTGATGATGTACGGATTCTTCCTTTTACCCTTGAGGCTGAAATTACAGACCCAATAATAATAGATGATGACACTATCAGGTTGCCCCAACCAGCCTCGATAATAACAAGGGAATCCCCTGTATATCCAGAATCATCCCATGTATCAGGATACATGGTAGCTAATGCAGTAGTATAGGCAATAAATTTATAACGCCTCGTCCCTCCCGATGTGTTATAACCAAAACCAGCGGATGTATTGACGTTTACAGCTAACCAATAATAAGTTCCACTGGTGATAGCAGTAGAAGATACAGATATAACCCTAAACCCCGATGCAGATAATGTTCCTGATTCGCCTGAAAGTAATTTTGTCCCTGGAAGTGGGCCTGCCGCATCAGAATATATAGCATATTTTACAGTAGTATCAGACACACCAATGCGCACATAAAATTCAGTTAAATTACCTGATGACTCAGCCTGAAACCTGCATATAGAAACGTAATCCTTTCCACCTGTACCATCAGGTGTAGCATCATCATTATAACCAACAAGTTTACTGGTCAT